CCCGCTCCTTGACCGAGTATTTAAATTCTTCTTTTATCCGCTCTTGCTCAGCGTGGGCAATATGTTGTCCTTTAGTGCCTCCTTTATTACTCTCTTCTATCTCCTGTTTTCTAAAATAGTAACCAACTGCAAATAGAGCGGCAACAACTATTGTTGATGCGCATGCAGCCAGTTTCCAGTGAGTAGCAAGCTCAGTTTTCATACGATTAATGAGCATTACTAACGCACCAAGGCGAGTAACAGGAATAGGGGGACCAGAGGCTTGAACAAATAGAGCTTTAGCATGTTCTTTTGAAGCAGCATAGACAATTTTCACATCCGCAGCATTTTCACCAGAGGTCTCAACAATATGATATTGAGACAAAATGGATGCTTCCGTGGAAATAATAGTTGGTAAATGGAGATGCTGAAATATAGTCATAGAATATATTCCACAAATGAATTCCATATCTTCCTCACTAAAATCACCTAAATTGGTGTTGTCCTTGTTGTTGCGATCAGTTAAGTATTTATTTAAGACTTCCCATTGAATTGGAGAACCATCCACTTGGAGCCAATCAAATAATATAGAACGAGCAGCAGAATTAGGGGTGTTAAATTTTTTCCGGTACCAAATACCACCATCATCATCAACTGACAAATTGCATAGTACCAACTTGTTAATACTAGCCCAATCAGCCTCATTTAATGCGTCAAAATGTCCTTTGACAAAGCTAGGCCATTCAGGATGATGGATATCAGAATAAAAATCAGGACTTGTCCAATGGGCGTCATTTGGTATTATGTTCAAGTCATTAAACAGACAAGCTGTGTATAGACCAGGAGCACACATAATTTCATTTCTGCAGACCTCAACCACGCGGTCATTGGTCATCACAGGACGACCATCAACTTTTGTAACGGTTACAGAATCAGAATAAAAGGAGCCAATAAAGCGCTCCCAAATGGACATATTTGATATTAATCGGAAAAATTTAGGGTCACAGACTAAAGAAACACCAAAAGCACTGCCAAATACTGCAAGCCCAGGCCAAAAGTGATTAAGAAATTCTGTGGTAATACTTTCTTTTTTTTCAATCTTCTTTCCTTTACGATGATAAAAATAATCGATGGTGTAGAAGATCAATACACCTATGGAGGCAACCGTTAGCGAACGCAAAAACGGAGAGTCCATAAAAGTTTCAGTTATACTCGATTCCGCCCAATTACGTGACACCATTCGTTTAAACCTTCTTGTATTTGTTTCAACAGCTCTATATAAACTAGCTAGAAACAACCAAGATAAGCAAAACATGGTTAAAGTAATGTGAAAGGGGGAATATGAGTAAAAGTAAAACAATACGACAAAACACTAGACATACTGTCTAGTAAAATTTGAGGTACAAGTAAACTAACATATTCAGTAAGAATAAAAGGCATAGCACAAATAGTAGCAAGGTAAGAATAAGCATGAGTAACAATCCAAGTTCCAAATAATGGATCCCATACACATAGACCAGTAAAAAATGTACATGTTGAAGTAAAGAAATAAAAAGCGAAAGATTTCACACGGTTAAAGCAACCAGTGAAAAAAGATCGCAAATATGATCCTAGAGCAAACATGGCATAAAATGGTCCTAGTATAAAGGACATAACAGTAGAACGAGCAGTG